CAACATACACGTCGAAAACCTCACGCGACATCACCTTATCATCAATCAAAGCACCATTAACTGCCATAAACTATCACACTCCAAACAAATATATTACTTACGATGAATAACCCGTACTCGCATCCACGCTTCATAGCGTTCAACGAACTGAGGCAAATCCTGATACTGAACGGGACCGGATGCGTCCTGCCAGTCAGACCGGCGCAAAGGCTCCATGACCAGCTTAGACGCGACAATAACCTGACCATCACCCACGCTATCCCCACGCAGCGCAGCATCCTTCACAGCGTTAACAGCCGCCCAACACAAGTTAGCAGCGTCAATATCCGCGTCAATACCCCGACAAAACGAGTGAATATTAAAACTCAGAATATCCGACTGGTCACTCGTAGGCGACTGTCCTTCGCTCACGCGCGCGCTAGACACCAATATGAAAGGAAACTGAGGATTCTCCTCCACGCGAGACAACACGCGAACATAACCCGGCAACACCTTCCTGAGAATACCGGGAATAATATCCTCAGCCAACAGCCTTCGGCCCGCTAGACGTTTAAAATTCTCATCCAGACACGATCACCCCCGATACTCTATGCCCGCGCGCAACGCCCCCACAGGGCGACGCGCGTTAAACCACTGCCTGATCAGCCTGCCAGTTTTCTTATCAACACGATACCTGTATCCAGCCGGATACCCATACTCGATAGCAGCAGCAGCATGACGGCCACGCTCATCAGACAAACCGAAATAGCCGTCAGTAGAACCAAACATGACCACGATACGGCTATGCCCCTCACGCTCATGCGCCTTCAACACGCCCTCAGCGACCTGAGCGCGCTTAATAGTCTCATCACGCACAGCAGCCTTCACAATAGGCATGTGAGAAACAACCTTATTCAACCGCTTAGGTGTCATCAACATTCCAGCCACAAGCACCACTCCCCTTTTCTACAGGTGATCCCAGTCCTCATAAGCCCCGCTAGGCGCGTGGTTATCAACCGCGACAGGCTCAGCCTCAACAGCGTCACGGACGCGCGCAATATCGCCACCATGAGCCGGGTGAGCCGTCATCTCCCAGTGGGACGTGCGCCTAGTGCCACGCTTAAACACGGGCGGGGCACTAATGTCCCACATGCGACCGTCGAAGCTGATCTGAGTCCAAGGCCCAACCGGAACATCCTGCCCAGTCTCATGCCCCGTATAACGCCGCATCAAGTCAGCTAACACTCTACCGTCCTCCGCTATGGGGGACACGTAGAACTTGACTTCCTCATTAGTCAGCTGGCCGGGGATTTCTCCCCTAGAAGTAGCCAAAGACTGGTAGCTCATGCGCACCGCGAGCGCCCCATCAGTCTTATAAGTCTTGCCACCCATCGGGATAGTAGCGTCTTGCGGGACCACAACACGATTGCCCCGCGAATCCGTAACAATAAACCTTGGATACAAGAAGCCCATCTGAAACGGTATCAACCCGTCAAGCCTGCCGCGCCTTTTACGTCCAACAGCCATAACGCATCACACCCGTTCTTCAAAGAACGCGGAAGCTAACGCCGGGGCAGGCGCGGGACTAGCAGCGGGAACCGGACTAACCGTAACACTAGGCGTAGTAGTCTGGTCAGACGTGTTAGGCGGCGTGTACAAGAACGTAGACACCGCGAACATAGAAGAACGACCGCGCCCCGCACACCGGCGCACAGTCTCCTTCTCATCCTCAGTCAAAAACACCGTACCAGTCTTTTCCTGCAAGTCCGTATAATGCTCAGTCTCATCCCCCGCGCGACTAACAGTCACCCCGTCGATAAGGTTCATGAACCGGGACACGCTGTTACGGACCACTGTCTTAACGACAGGCGGCACGTTCATAGGATTCCAGTTAGGATTCCCCTCATGCCTCACTAGGTTAGACGCATCAACAATCGCAGCCTTAGCAACCTCCCGGTCCCGGCTAGACAGTGGGAAGGGAGACCGCGCCTCCAAGTCCTCCAACGTAACCAAACTAGTTTCATTAAAAGAAGCCAAACCCAGCCTCCCTTCCTACAATGTCAAACACCACTACCGTCAGGCGTTAGCCTTCTCAACCAGGCTCTTAGGACGTGCCTTCAAGCCCAAGCCTGTAGCAACAGCATCCTTATCGGTACCAGTTGCGAAGAACGAGTCAGCAGCAGTATCGCCCATCGTAAGCTTAACAGCGCGGATAGCGTACTTGTCAGTAGACTGAGTCCACTGTCCGTTCTTCTCGAAGTAAACAGGATCCTTAACCTGAGTCCAACCAGCCCAAGCGTCAACGACACTCTCATCGTACAGACGGGACGGGTTGTACTGGCGCATCCAGCGAAGCGCGAAACCATCCAACGCGGCAGTGCCAGCAGCGCCCACGTCATCGGGACGACGGGGAGCGGCCTGAGCCATAACAAACGCGCCATCCGACAAGGCGTAAGCCTCACCGGGCTTAATGTCCTGAGAAACAACAACATCAAAGCCCTTAATACGACCAATGGTCGCTTCACGGATAGCAGACGAAGCACCATTCTCACCAATACCAGTAGAACGGTTGAAAGTCTCATCCATCTGCAACGCAGCATCGAAGTCAGTACCGACCAGAAGGATACGGTTCTTCATCGGGGCGCGAGTCTTGTTCAAGACGTGGCGCGCCATAGCGATAGAACGCAGAATATCGTTAGGGTTCTTAACGCCCAGAGTGACAGCGTACTCGCCAGCGGAAAGCTGGGCGGCGCACTTAGCGTCAAGATAGTTAGCGATACCAGTCATCTGAGTCTGCAACAGGGACTGCCAGCCGGGACTATTCAAGTCAAACTCGAACTGCTCGTCAGTCAGCTGGACACGCGAGTAAACGTGCGTTCCCAGAGTGACGGGAATCTTCGTTTCGCGGTAAGTGTCGATTTCCAGTTCAGCCGCACGGTTGTTACGGAAAGCGTATTCGTGTGCGGGCAGGATACCGGGAACAACAATGTTAGCAGTGTCATTCACTGAACCCTTGAAGTCATCAAAGCCGATACGAGTGAACGCCTTCGACGTGACCATTTCGCGTTCCATAAGGCGAACAGACAGGTCAGCGGCCTTCTTACTAAACTTTACAAATTCATTTTCTGTAATAGGCATAAAAGTTTACCTCCAAAACATTAAACTTGAACCAAACAGACGCGGGCAAAACGGTTTACCAGCGTCGGCGAGACATGCTCTCCAAAATCGCGTCAACATCAACATCATCAGCAACATCCTCAGCCGGGGCCAATCCCCCGCCCGAAGCGCGAACACCACTATTAGCCGCGCCCGCGATCTTAGCGATAGCCGCAAGCTGAGACTTCAGCTCGTCAACAGTCACGCCGGACAACGACTCAACGACCTCCATAGGCACAGACGGGAACAAAGACTGTGCTTCACGTTGAGCCGCGCGCAACTCTTCACGAGCCTCATACTCAGCGATACGGGCCTTCATAGCCTCCAAGTCCTCAGACGACGCGGCCTCAGCAAGCTCCTCGCGGAGCCGCTTGTTGCTCTGACGGTGACGCGCGTTCTCTTCACGCAATCCCTTAACAAGGTTGACGATCTCTTCAGAAGCCCCGTCTAGGATACTATGCTGAGGCTCCTGGCCTTCAGCATCCTTTCCCTGATCCGCAGCCTCCACAGGCGCTTCAGTAGCGTTCTCTGTGGGCTGTGTATCCTTAGTGGCTTCTGTAGATTCTACTTGATTTTCTTCATGCATACGAGCACTCTCCTTAACAATTTTCCCCACCCGGGGGCCACCGGCAACTCCCGGTTGCCTGACCAAAAAAGAAAAGAGAAACAACCCCGCTATGCGAGCTTGTCTCTCCATTGTTTAGCGCGAGTCTGGTAGTACTGTTTACGCCACTCTTTCAAGCTCATGCCAGTAATCCACTCGGACTGGAACTGCCTACCCTGACTAAACAAATCCCCAACAAGCCACTCTGCACGCGACTTAACTGGAACGACATAACACTGACAGTGGGGGTGCCCATTATCAGCCTCGCTCAACGTGGCACCACCTTTACCGATACCACGCGAACGCCTTGTTGTAGCGGTAGCCTCATTATGATAAACGGGCCCGCGAGAAATCAACATTGCGCACCACGCGCAAGGCTTGCCCGTGCGGGACACTCGCGCCCAACCAGAATACTGGCCCGAACGCGGCACAACATCCGTAATCAACTGCCTATAGCCAGCAGCCGCAAGATGCTCCATCGTCCCCGCAAACAAGCTACGAACCTTATCCTCGTCACCGGCCTCAACAGAAGCTAGAGAATCCTCAAAACGGTCAGTAATCAACTGCACATCCCTAGCACGCTTATCACGCAACGACACCGCCCCGGCCTTCAACAGGCTAACGCCAATACGCCTAGCCCCAACGATAGTAACGCCAGCCGGAACCCTAGCCACAGACTCAAACTCTGCCACAAGATCACCCAACTGATACCACTTCGGCTGGTTGCTAGGAGCGATAAACACGCTAGGAACCGTATAGCCAAACTCTAAAGCCATACGCAACCGAAAATAGGCCATAGCAAGCTCGGCACCACGCGACCACACGTTACTACCCGTAGACAGTAATCGCCCGGCTAGGACACGTTTATCTTTCGCGTTGTCCCACGCGGCAGCGGCTTGAGCGGAAACCTCACCAGACAGGCGAGCAACCGCATCACCAAAAGCCTTATTCAAAGCATCAACATTCCGGTCCCCCATCAAAGCTCGCTCTCAGCAGAACCGCTAGGAGCAACAGTGGAAGGAGAATCCAACTCCCCACCGCTAGAAGAACCAGCGTTAGTGAAAAACTCACTATACGACCTAAGCGCGCCATTCAACAGATCATCCTCCCGCTCTTCCTTATACATCTCATACCACTGATCCAACTGAGTAGGAGACACGCCCGGAATCAACGTCCACAACGCGCGCTTAGGAACATCCAAGTCAACCGCAATCTTCGCCAAGCCATCAGCAACCTTCGACAATGCGCGGCGATCCAAATCGCGCCACAGTATCTCGTTACGCTCCCAGCCGTCACGCGGCTCACGGCCCTCCAACAACATGGCAATACGAATCACTCGCTCCCAAGCCTCACCAAAGTTACGAGCATACAAGTCTACGCGGCGACGGAACGTTCGCTCAGAAGCCTCCAACGCTTCAGCAGACAAGTTAGCCATCTGACCAAGGAAGAAATCGGGCGGAGTCTGTGACAGTGCGCCGAAGTCCTTAATCAGCATGTCCAGCGTATGCACGAAACCAGACTGGTCAGAACCAGTCAACTGGCCGAACTTAGCGTCAGGGTTCATGTCGCCAATAATGTCACCCGCGTTAATCTTAAACGGCGCATACAATGGATTACCCTGCTTATCCGTCAACACGTTACCCTCAGCATCCTTCAGGTAAGGCGGGGTAACACCCGTAGCCCACAACACTCGCTGAGCGTTAAACGTCTGATCCAACAACATGTTAAACAATGCTTGGTTGAACGAATCCTGCCACGGGATAATAGGCTCCACAGCGCCCATAGCCCGCCCAGTAGCATCCATATCAGACACAAACCGCGTAACAGGACACAACCCATTACCACCATGCGGGACACTAGACACATGACGAAAATCGCCAGACTCCATCGAAAACTCATAACGGTTATAACGATCCCAGCCGACAGCCCATCCAGCGATCTTCTTCCCCTTCGGAGTCTCCTTCTCAGGGCGGATAACCGTCAACACAAACACTGGATTATCGTCCGAAACGGGATCATCATACAACGCGGTAGTGTTCAAAGGGTTAAGAATCTGAGCCACAGCAGTACCGTCAGGCCCGTTAGACGCAACAACGAAAGAATGACCATAAGCGATAGCTGCACTATGAACAATCCCCTGCTTAGCGTCCAACCCGCAACGCTGCCAGAAATCCCACTCAGGAATATCAGTCAACGACTCAGCCGTACCCTCAGCATCACCCGGACGGAAACCGTCAACCTGCAACGCTTGATTAGCGGCCTTCACCGGGATAGCACACCACGGCTGTTTCGCCTTCCGCATCAAAGACTGATGTTCCGGCTCCATGTTCTTAGCCGAATAAGGATCATCAAACTTCCCATGCAAATAACGATCAACCTTATCCAACACTTCCGTTCGATCACGAGTAATAATCGAATAACATTCCTCAGCTAGTTCGCCAGCCGTCATAGAATCATAAACACTAAACAAAAACCATCACACTCCTAGCGAATCTAGCCACGGAAGAAACCGCCACGAACAGGCTCAACCTTAGCCGCCCTAAACGACTCTTCCTCACGGTAATCCATCAACGCCCCATACGCGAGCATCCAAGCCGCATACAAGTCAACCTTCAACTTATGGTCACGATTATCCTTAGTAAACGACACGCCATACGACGTGTCCTTACGCGCAACATTCATAAAATGACGACGCAACGAAGCCTGAGACGCGCGAGAACCACCAGCCAGCAGGCGGCCATTCAAAATCGCAGACATAAACTGTTCATGCAACTTCACCACACGACGCTGAGAACCACGCATATCAAAAGCAATAGGCCCATTAGGAGCATGAACCACCATCGACGGCCCATAAGCCAAACCCCACTCATAAATATACGACTCCCACAAGGCAACGTCAGCATAAAACGCGACAACATTATAATCACGAAAAGCCCTATGAACAGCAGACTCAACCACTTCACGGTTAACTTCCCAGTGGCCCTCCCAGTCAGCAGGCCGCTCCTCCAACACCAAGGGAACCGATAGGCCGTCAGAAACGCGAATAGCCATCAAAGCGGTAGCGTCATCACTCTTACCACCATCAAACCCTAGACAGATCGTATCGCCCGGCTCCAAATCGCCCTTAGCTTCAATACGCTTCCAATCGTCAGGAGAATACAACCGGCCTTCAGCCATCCACACTTGATTGTAGAACATGCGCCGCGACTCACTCACAGAACGAGAAGGATCACAAACCTCATTCCAAGCAGACTCCCAATCACACCACACACTATCGCCACGAACCATATCATAAACGACATGGAACACTCGCTCGTTCACAGGCGCGTGCGCGGGAGCCTCCAAACTATCATACAAGATGCTGTTAGCCTTAGCGCGCCCCTCCAACGCATCCATAGCAGCAGCATGATCCGCTTCAGCAACACTATTCTCACCCGGCGAGTAAGCGTTAGTAATCGCCAAATACCGGCCACGAGTCTTAGACAAGTTACCACCAAGAACCGTTTTCAACCGCTCACCACCATTAGAAGGCAGCCAGTGTTGCGTCTCATTATACAAGAGGAACGTAGGACGGTTGCCTTCCTTACCGCGCGGAGCACTAGAAATACGCTGAATACGACACGTCCTGAGGAACCCCCAAACGTCATTCATCATAACCTCAAGCCCACAATCACGCATCAACTCCTCACTCACAAGAAGCCGAATCATCTCGAACGTGTTGTCAGTCTGACTGTACTCAACAGCCGCGAGCTGGACACGAGCGTTACGGCGGCGAATAGCTAAAGGCTCACCGTTCTTATCCCAACCATTAAACACGCTAGGCCCAAACGCTTCAACCAAACACAGCACGGCCAATAGCGGGTCTTTACCCCAGCCTTTAATCCGCTGCAGCATGCCACGCGACGGATACAAAAACTTACCATTCTCGTCAATCGCATACCACCACAACACGAACCGCAACTGCTCCAAAGTGAACGTGAACGCTTCCTGATCGGGAGCGATAGGGTTCAAGTACCACGTGCACCATTCCGCGATACGCCAGCCCAAAGTATGTTCCGGCAAGACGAAGCGCCCGTCCTCATCACGTTCCCACACGGGACCGTAATGGACAGGCGCATACTTGACTTTAAGTTCTTCATCTGATAGCTCATTGTCGTCAGCGTCCATGAGCTGTTGTATTGTTTTCCTTTCCCCCACAGACACCCCCAAACGTAAAGAGCAATTAAAGCATAGTTAAAACAGGTTAAAAGAAACGGTAACGCGGCACGCCAATCAGCATACCGCGCTACCGCGAGCGAGAATCCAAACCAGACGAACCTCACTAAAACCAGTCCATCCCTAAACGCCAACCACACAGGGCGTTCTCGCAGAGAGCGTTTGCTATCTTCACTAGAACCAGAACGCCGCCCCTTACCATCAGGAGGACACCAGCCCTAGCCAATATTAAATTATCACACCAGCCACACCCCGAAAGGCGCAGCCCCCACAAAACGGCGACACCAACCACACACATGAAACAACACGTGCCGCCCTTCCCCACAACACCCATCTTGCAGACTGAAGCGGGGGACTTGGCAACAGCCACCCCCAACGGGGCGCGTTCACCACACTTAAAACCCAGCCCGCTCTCCCGCCACCAAAAGGCAACGGGAGGTAGGCTGGCAGCGTCCCCTAAACCCGGGCGGGGAACACCCTGTACTCACAGAGGGAGTCGAACCCTCACAGCCACAAGGCCAGCAGATTTTGAGTCTACCATGTCTACCAATTCCATCATGTGAGCCAACAACCACCAGCATACTACTTAAAGAACACTTTAAGCAAATCTGGACGGAAACCAGACCAACGCTCCTGACCAGCAGGCTCATCAACCTCAACCACAGGAGCCGAAGCAAAACCCAAACCAGTCAAGCGCTCGCGGGACGCAGCGTCCTCACTCAAGTCAACAGTCTCATACCCAACACCACGCTTATCCAACCAGCGCTTAGTCGCAGTACAACCAGTGCAATTAGGAATAGTATAAACAGTTACAGCCACAATACGCAACCCCTCTCAAAAAAGTCAACAATGAAGTTTCAGCCAGTCGCCAAACGCTTCCGGTAATCGTCCAACACTCTAATCTTAGCATCGAACTCTTCCCCGTTGTCAACTTCAGAATCCAACTCAATATGAACACGCCTACGATCAGCCTCAGACACCAACAAACGAGCCAAAATATCATGAGCCAACTGAAGCTTCATAGCCCCCACGTCACGAGTCACAGGAGGCTCAACCATCGGCAACCCCTGCTCCCGCCTCTCCTCAGGCTTCAACCACGACGCATCTCGTATCCACGCTTCATTCAGCTTACGGGACCGTATATGCTCTTCGTGCTGCTTCTTGTAGTCGCTTAGGTCGTCGCAGACTAGGTAGGCGATTGCCCAGTCTGACTCTTGCCAGAAGTCAACCTGCCCGCTCTCGGCGAACGAGTTGAACAAGTCTTTAACGGCCTTATGCCACTGTTTGCGAGGGAGGTGTGTTTTGGTCGGTCGGGCTACGCCATGAGACGCGCGGTCTACGCGGCTCGGCCTGTCGTCTACGAGCTGGCTTGTTCGCATCGGAATTTTCGACATTCAACATCCCCCCTCTCATGGTGCCATCGGCGTTTAAATATGCAGGATGTGTCTCCTGCTTACGAAACTTCTGCTTACTCTCTTCAATTAGACGCTTACGCGCCCACCAGCCTTCACTAGAACTCTTCCGCGCGTGATGCTTACTACATAACCCGCGCAGGTTGCGGAACGAATGATCGTCACCCGGCTTAATATGATCCACATCAGTCGCCTTCTCAGGGCAACGCTCCTCACGAGTTATCATCCACTCACAACGATACCCACAGCGTTCTAAGACTCGTTTACGGCGGGCCTGCCAGTCAGCAGGAAGCCGCTCACGGCGATTACTAGTCTCCCAAGGCATAAACACACGCTCCTGTCGTTTGAGTCCCGTAGGAGGGCCAGCAGCGTTGCTGACAGCCGCCCCTGACATTGCGCGCCCCAGCAAGAATAAGCACGCTAAGCGGCCGGAGAGAACCGAGAAAACAGGGAAAGGAATAAGCCGTTCCCCCGCGCAACCCCACACCACGGTTGCGAGTCTCAATCAACCCCCCTACGGGCCATCTTATGCGCCCGGTAAAGTCCACACGCTCTAGCAGCAGTGTGATCGAACAACCCATACCACACAGGCAATGGGAGCATATTATTTAACCCGAACGCAAAACCAAACCCGACACTATAAGTTCACGCTCATGATTCACGCACCCGCGAAGCGGAACCGTGCACATCTCGTGCGCTATTGCGAAAACAAAAATGTCGAAAGAAAAAAAGAACAAAACAATAACTAGAAGCACATATAGGTTCACGAACATGACTCATGCACAGCGAAGCTGAAACATGCACATTTCGTGCGCCATTGCGCAACTAAAAGATTTCGAAGGATAGAAGGGTTGTGAGCTTAGAAACTGACACCGAAGGTGTCTGTTTCGCTTGCGAACAGCCTAAAGCCGGACTTTAAAAGAAAGTAACAAAGAAAAGAATAATAATATTATATTCTAACTTTAATTCTTAGTGTTTAATGTTAATAATAATTATTTATTTATATTTAGTTTTAGTGTTAGAACTTAATGCTTAACACTAGGTTCTAAGTTTTTATCCCTCTACTAATAAGTTTGGATTTGAGTAAGTACCTAAAATAGGGTTTTGTGACTAGCGTCACAATATTAGTATTAGAACTAACCTCTAAGCACTAACGTTAGGGACTTTGGCCCCTAGACTAACTACTAAAAGCATGTTAATAACACTAGCACTAACACTAGTGTTTAACACTAGATAGTAAACTAAGAGTAAAGTATATTCATAACACTTAGAGTATATATATAATACTTAACACTAGCACTTAGCACTTAGCACTTAGTGCTAGTGCTTAGTATTGGCACTAAACACTTAGAACTAACATTAGGTTTAAGTATATAACTTAGAATATATATATAACACTTAACACTTAGTGTTAGTACTTAGTATTAACACTAGTACTAGCACTTAGAGAGAAGCTTAAGGCTTCTCTCTTCTCTTCTCTCTCATTTCTCTCTTCTCTTCTCTCTTCTTAGCCCGGTTAGCCCGGCCCCCG